GCATCGTTTTCAGATTGTTCCAGGAGTCTGGGCAACGAGAATTGTACCATGGAATGTGACTCAAAAAGAATTGGAAACTACTTATAGCCAACCTTTGAGTGCTGGATTTGGGCTTCCTTATACACCCTTAAAAAAGGATTGACTTTTAATCGTAAATAGTATATAATATCTTACATTATGCGTTATAATTGGAATAAAGAGAACTACGAAAGATTGAATCGATCTCTAACGAATATTGAGAGTCTGAATTATAAGAGACTTTCAATCCTCCGAAAACAAGAGATTGTTGGTTATTTGAATTTAAAGAAACGTTCATTAGAACGATGGTTCTCAAACTTTCTGAATGTATCAGAGGGTGCATTGAGTACTGCATTACATGAGAATCGGAATAAGAGTCGATCCAATCCTCTTTGGAAACTTTATTATGACTTCTTCGCATCTTATGAAAGAATTGAAGATTGTTTAATGTGGATATCATACGAGAATACAAAAGAGAAACTTCCGACTCTTTCTGGGCTTCCGAATGAAATTGTAAGAGAGATTGAAAAACGAGTCCTCTCAAAGAAGAATGACTCTTATACATATATTGAAGCAATTCTTGAACTTTGTGAAGAACGATCATTAACTTTCGAAGAGATTCGATCTTCGTTGACTGACAGTATTCGATCCAAGCTTGAAGCAATTGCAAGATCTCGAAGATTATTAAAAGGTGATTCGAAACTCGCGACTCTTCCACTAGAATAAATATTTACGAACTTTTTGAAAGAGATTAAACCCTTTTCAAAAAAGAGCAAATCCGATTTTTGAACGTTTTTATCGGTAATCTAAAAACGTATCATTATAACCTTATAAGGAGGTAATGTCTATGATGAAAAATATATTAGTTTTTTTAATGGCCATTCTCTTCACTTTCTCTGGCGCAATCGCATCAGAAAAGAAAGAAGCACCAAAAGCTGATAAACCAGCTGTTGTAAAAGAATGTAAGGACAAAGATGGTAAAGTAATCAAATGTCCAGAGCCAAAGAAAGAAGAAAAGAAAAAGTAATCTTTAATGTATTGGGCGATCTATACGAGACTGTGAGAGGTTGCCCTTTACATCCAAGTATTTTTAGTATATAATAGAACACATATAACGCATATAACGCATATAAAAAAGGAGTATAATATGAATATAGATATCAATGCACTTCGTAATTCGAGTAATTCAGAATTTACAAAGATTACAGGTGAATATGAAAGAATCTCAAAGGGTACTTCATCCTCTGAGAAAGACTCTTCCGAAGACACTCGTTTTTGGAAACTTGAGCCAGATAAAATGGGCAACGCAACCGCAGTCATTCGATTCCTACCACGTACAACTTCCGATGAACTTCCATGGGTAAGATTATTCAGTCATGGTTTTCAAGGACCAACAGGTAAGTGGTATATTGAGAATAGTCTTACAACGTTAGGAAAAAAAGATCCTGTCTCAGAATTAAACAGTAAATTATGGGCTTCGAATCTTGAAGCGAATCGTGAAATCGCTCGAAAGCAAAAGCGAAGACTTCACTATATTTCGAATGTTTACATTATTAGTGATCCGAAGAATCCAGCGAATGAAGGAACAATTAGATTATTTAAATTCGGTCGAAAGATCTTTGATAAGATTATGGAGAAAGCGAAACCAAGTTTTGCTGATGAGAAACCGATTAATATATTCGATGCATTTACTGGTGCAGATTTTCGTTTAAGAATGCGAAAGGTTGATGGGTTTGCAAACTACGATCAATCATCTTTTCTTGAGCCAACAGTTCTTGCGAATAGTGATGAGAAAAGAATGACAGAAATTCTTTCAAAAGCTTACACTCTTGCTCCCTTTGTAGCAGAGAATCAATTTAAAAGCTATGAAACATTGAGTGCAAGACTCTCAGAAGTTCTTGAATCAGTGGGAATGAATACAACTGCAGAAAAAACTACGATCTCAAATACACCTAAATCAAATGGTAAATCTTCAATTCGAAAAGAAGAAGAGGATATATTAGGTTATTTTCAGGGAATAGCAAATGATCTTGAATAATAAAAAAGAATCTCCAATTGCAGTTGGATTGAGTATTGCATTAATGATTGCAATTGTAATTCTTACATTGTTTCTTTATAAGTCAATGAAACGTGAAGAAACGACTCGAACTATTCTTCGAGAAGCTTTTGATCGAGAGATCGGAAAGACAACAATACTGAAGTTATTTGAGCCAACCTCGCATGAGTTGGTAATCGATACTTTATTTAAGGTATGGTTGGAAAAACGTTCAAGTATATCAATTATAAAATAAGAAATCAAATAAATTACAACAGGGCTTGACTTGCAAGAAGTGTGAGTATAAAATAGCCCTGTTGGGTTTATGATTAAGATTAAATACTTCTAAAACTTCGGATCTCTCCTGTAGATCCATTTACCTTATAAGCTTCAAAAGAAATTGTCGGAAATTCTCGACTCAATCTCAAAAAAGCAATTAGATTATTCCGATCATCATCAAAAAATCTCACTCGAGAAAAAGACTTTGTATTGAGATACTTTCGAAGAACCATCGCCTTTCGAGCAGCACCATTTGTCAAATCTGTAATATTCCCTGCACGTTCAACTCTTACGTTATCAATATCAAATCCAAATTTACGAAAAGTCTTTAAAAAAATACTCTTACTGTCGAAATCAGTTCTTGCGGTAAGAATAATCACTCTTGAATTTGGGTATTTCTTTGCCGATGCGAGAATTAACTTTGCTCGACGCATCATTCGTCCGATTGGTGTAGATTCTTTATAGAACTTCTCAGCATCTTTAAATTCGGTAAAATCAAATTTTTCATTGGGTCCGAGATGATAAGAATTAAACTCTGATGCAGTTAGCGATTTAATTGTTTCATTTGTGATTGAATTTCGTACTCGGATTTTTGCAGTGGTTGAAAAGAGTGTATCATCAATATCAAAGACAGTTAGCCAACCATCTTTATATTCATTTGCAGTATTCGCAAAAGATTTAAAGGATGACATCATATTAAATATTTACACCACTCAGACTATCTATATATCGAGACATACTCGTTTCATTATTTCTTATATTTTCTGGCATTACCATATTCGATGATTTTGGTGCATTTACAGTTGAAGATGGAGCATTGATTACAACATTACTCGACTCTTTAGATTTTGCAGCTTCGGCAGCAGCAGAACTATTCATTACAGCATTTCCACTCTGAGATTCGTTTGCTTTTTCTAATTCTCTGTTTTTTATTCTTGCATTTAATCCTACACCCTTTACCTCATTAAATATTGGATTAAAAGAATCAAGAGCAACTGTACTTTTATCTGCTTCTGTATAACCTGCTCCAGCTTTTTGCAAATCTGCCTGACCTTCTGGATCATTTAAATCTCTAAGTAAATCTGAAGTATTGAACTTACCATCTTTTGTTTTTGATTGATATAATTTTTGAATTAATTCAGGATATACTGTATGAACAGCATCTATAAACATTTTTTGTTTTTCTTCCTCTCCCTTGCTTGCTCGTGGCATTGATCCTGGTCTCATAAATGGTAATTCATTAATATTTGGCATTGGTTTACCATCTTGAAAAGCAAATCTAATATATTCATTAATTTGGTCAATCATTGATCCGTATCTTGCACTATTGTTGGCTAAAAATTCCATTGCTTGTTGCTTTGTCATAGATTTTGAAGTTTGTTTTATTGTTGCTCCTTCACCTGTGACTGGATCTTTTACAAATGATGTTGTTCCTTGAAGTTCTTGATATTTCAGTTTTTCTTCAGCTGCTTTATAAGCTTCTTTATTAAAAGGTTTTGCTTTATATGTTTTTGTTTCTCCACCTGATACAGTGACTTTTGCATCAGGACCAAATTCTTTTATATTTAAATCGTCTGATATGCCCTCTTTGTTTTTAGCTTCAGGCATTACTGTTTTAGTTGTAGTTGTTTGAGGTGGACCTTGTGTATCTTCTTGTTTTACTTCTCCATCTCCACGGAAAGGATAATAAGGACCGAATGATTTTCCAAATATTTTAAACTCTGGTATTCCAATATTTTCAATCATACCTGTTATTGCTTTCATAATACGATCAGGTAAATTTTTAATATAATCAGCAAGATCTTTAACCATTTTTATTGCACCCTCAACAATTAAATCACCCATATTATCAGGAATGTCTATATCAAATAAATTTAAAATATTATCAACTATGTTGAATGGAATATTTAATATTCCTTTGATTGTACCTTTAACAAATTCAGCAAATATACCAAATTCACTTTCTCCTCTTTCTTTTGCAGCTGCAGCATCTTTAAATCCCTTAAAAATTCCAAGCCCAGTAAGCAATCCTCCTATTCCTGATATCATGCCACCAAGTGTCGACATTACACTTTCCATTAATGTTTGTTGAGGTTTCGTTGAAGCTACATCTTGTCCTTTACCTGAAGTATTAGCTTCAATTGCTTCAAGTAAATTAATCATTCTATCTTGAAGAGCATTACTTTCTCTACTCTGTTCTAAAGATGCTCCACCACCTGCAGGAGCGACACCTGTTTTGGCTGGAGTAATTATTGGATTCCCTTTTGAATCAAGTATAGAAGATTTTCCACTTCTTCCCTGACCAACTGTACTTCCAGCTACACCACTAACTGTTGATGAAATATTTGTAGCACCTCTCACAGCACTACCAGCACCAACTGTTCTTACTGATGCACCAGCACCTTGTGCTGCTGTTCTTGCTACGAGTCCTCCGAATGCTTGTACTACCATATTTTTTTACTTTCTACTTAATCTTCTTTGTTCTGCTTTTGCTTTTTCATCATTTAAATGTTTGATTAGCATTTCAATATATATTTCACGCTCAAAGGGTAATTGATTTTCAAGCTCGGTCAGTGAATACTTATGATATTGCATTAATGCGAAATTAGTTTTGTAAAAATTAACTAATGACTCATGACTGAGCATTACGAAAAAAAATTGGCTAAACCCTCTATCTTTCTAACTTGTTCTTTATTACATACAGGACAGTTCCATTTTATTTCTTTAGTCAATTTAGGCATTGTATTAAAAAAGTTTACCAATTTTTTAAATTGTTCAGATGTAAGATTTTCAACAAATTTTAATACTTCTTCTTTTGTTTGATCTTTAGTATAAAATATTTGTTGTCCATCGTATATGTATTCTATAGATTGTGCTACTATATCAAAGTAATTATTTGTTTCAGTTTCTTTTTCTTTACCTTTAACTGTTCTTGTTTTCATATCTTTTAATGTTAGTAATAAGTCAAGTGATGGATATTTCATCATCACACCAACATCTTCAAATAAAGGTATTTTATTTTCGTGTCCTTCTGGTGTAAAAACTTCTACATCAGCTATATTTACAATAATAACTTTTTTACTCTCTTCTTTTTTTTGACACTCTTCATTATCACATCTTCCAATCAATTCAACAGTTTCACCAACTGCCTTTGCTCTTATTTGACAAAAAATATATTCAATATCAAATAAAGAAAGTTTAGATGCATCTATACCAATAACACATTCTTTAATAACTTCTTTTAATGTATTCACCATTACCTTTTCATCTTCAGATTGAAAAGCGATTAGTAATGCTTTTTCTTGCTTTACTAAAAATGGTCTAAATTTATACTCTTGTTTTGTAGAGGGTACACGTAAAGTATAAATCGGTGTATTACTCATAGGCAAAGCCATACTATTATTCTCCTTCAGTTTCTTTATAATTTTTAATTATCTTATTCAATTCATTTGTAGATCCTACGAATACATTATTGTTCGTCACTGTATTCTTTTTCTCTATAGAACTTACAGATGCTGTTTGTTTATGTAAATCTAATAGTTGTTGATTCACATCTGCTAACTGTTTAATCATATTTCCAACAACTTCAAATGCTCTTGGATGTTCTGATTGTTTTGCTATTTCAAGAGAGTGAACTAATGCTTCTTCACCTTTAACTAAAAGATTATGAAGATTGGCTCGAGTTGTATTGAAATCATTTACAATATCACTCTTTGTTTTATCTTCTTCTCTCGAATCTTTTTTAACTACAATTAATTCAGGCTCAATTGTAGGAATCTTTTCTATATTTAATTTATCACTTAATGTATCATCTATTTTAGACATTATAAAATCCTTAAATTGCTCTAAACGATTGTCCTATCATTCCACTTAATGTTTGTTGTGAAAACTTAACACCAGCATTTAATATATCTGGTGGTGCACTATTATATTGTGGTGCAAATTGATTGTTTCGATTATTACCAATTGAATTTGAAAGATCAGTAAAAGAATTTTGAAATCCAGAAAAATCACTAAAATAATTTGCAGCAACTGGTAATGAATTTACAATCACACCTACAGGATCAGTTAATACTTGATTTCCTATCTCTTGTGCTCCTTCTAATATTCTTTGAATCCATCCTTTTTGTGCTGGAGGAGGTGGAGCAAATAATTCTGTTGTAAAATACTTATATGCAAAGGTCACTGAAACTTTTGCTGGTTCATTTGAAGCTTGTCCTAATTGAATTGATTGAACTGTTTTTGGATATGCTTGATGTAGCTTTGTTAAATATCTTGTATTGTTTGCAACATCATTCACAAATAATGTAATTGTACTAATGTAATTATCGTAAAACTGTATTGTTCGATCAGTTGTATTTTGAATTGAATCTTGCCAAGCTTCAAAGAATGCTTTCACTTTAAAAGCAGTGTCAACATAATATACAGCTGTGACTGGATCAAATACTTTCTCATAAGGCATTTCTCTTGTTTCACCAAAGGTTCTTACTGGCACTGTTGATAAATTAACTCCAGGAATATTAATTGACTCACAATACAAATAAAGTTTTCTATAAAAATCTGCTGATGCGAATGCTGGATTTGTTCTTATAGTTTTAGGTGGTTCTACTGTGCAACCAAAACGATTGGTTCTAGAAATTCCATCTTTTTTAACTTCTGCTATAAATCTTTTTATATCTTGTGGCGATGTAGGTGGTTCAGAACGTCCTAATCCAAATATATCTAAAATTGACATTAAATTTTTCCTATACTATCAGCCCAAACATTTGATTTATTATCTGTAAATCTTTCTACTGGAAGCATCATTACAGTAAACCAATTTTCAGGTGATACTTTAATTATTGATGATTGTACATAATCAAACAAATATTTTTTAACACAAGGCATAGCTAAACGAAATTTACTTGCTGATCGTATTGTGTTCCAACTATAACGAATACGAGTAGTCTCGTTATATTTTCTATTTGTTGCAAACTCTAATAATCTATCTAACAATCTTATTCTTAATTGATAAGGTAGATAATGCATATTTAATCCTATAAACCCATCTGGTGTTGCGTCAAAAGGAAACACCAAAGGGAATTGATCGTAATAAGGTAGCTTGTCTTTTGTTTTTGCATCATAAAAATACATATATAAATTTCCTGGAATAATAGTTGATGCAATACGATTATTCCCATCAGGTCTTATTAATGTTGTTGGTACAATTCTAGAAGTTCTTAATTTATTCGCTTCTTTTTGAAACCAATTTAATGACTTTGTTAATATAGATTTATCTTGTCTATATTTGTCATATATATCTTGTGCTGATTGTCTTGGTCTTGCCATACATCTATTTATTTAATATATTGTAAACCTAAATCTTTTTCTGTTAAAATAATGAAACTTTGAGCCCTATTTGCTGCGTATTCACTTGCAGCTTTCCATTTAGCTGTATTTACTATAAAAGTCTCACATTCCTTTAGATATCTTCTTGATTGTTTTCCTGGATATACTGGTGTTTGTGTCTGAGAATATGGTTTGATTTCAACTAAATAAGTCTTAAGAGTAGATGTTTGTTTATCTTTTACAGTTATAGTAAAGTCAACAAAATATCTATGAATTCGATTATCTAATGGTGAACGATAAGGAACAATAACTTCTTCACTCTTCCAAGAAAC